ATGGAGGAAGCGGCTCCATATACTTTCGCCGGGCAGTATCGGCAGTCGCCAGCACCGCCTCAGGGCGGTGTAATCAAGCCTGAACGTATCGAAGTGATCGACGCATTGCCTGCGCAGCGCATTGAGTGGATACGTGCTTGGGATTTAGCAGCGAGTACGAAGGGTGACTTCACCGTTGGTGCCAAGCTGGGGCGTTTGCCTGATGGACGTTATCTTATCGCCGACATGGTGCGTGTGCGCTGTGCCCCAGAGGAACGAGATGCAGTGCTGCTGGCAACCGCTAAACGCGATGCATATGCAGTAAGGATCAGCATCCCGCAAGACCCAGGCCAAGCAGGCAAGACCCAGGTGCGGTACCTCGCCAGGGCTTTGTCAGGCTATACCGTACAGTGTTCGCCTGAAAGTGGCGACAAAATTACGCGGGCCATGCCTCTGGCAGCACAAATCAATATTGGCAACGTCTTGATGCTGCGCGGGGCGTGGAACGACGCACTGATCGACGAAATGCGCCTATTTCCGAATGCCGTACATGACGATCAGGTGGATGCATTGGCTCGGGCCTTTTCGGGTCTGATCAGCGGCAATACAGGCATGCTCGACTGGATTCGAGCGCAATCACAAAGGAACTGACAGATGGCAGATCGTAGCATACAAGGCTCTAACATAGAGCCTGGCCTTGTTACGCGTATTGCAGCCGGGCTGCGTTACGCGCTAACGGGTAGCACGCCCGATGACTGGTTTGGCCCGATGCAACCAATGGCCCCTGCGCTGAATACGCGGCAGGCAGAAGAGACCGGTGTGGCAGGGCGACAGTTTGATTATCGCACGGGTTATAACGTCAGCATACGCCCACGTTCCGAAGAGGCCGTAGGGTTTGAGCAACTGCGCACATTGGCAGACAATTTTGATCTGTTGCGTCTTGTGATCGAAACCAGAAAGGACCAGCTCTGCGCTTTGCCTTGGTCAATACGGGTACGTCAGGATGGCAGCCATGACGATGCGCGTTGCCGTAAGGCAGAAGCATTCTTGACTATGCCGGATCGTGAACATACTTGGGATGAGTGGCTGCGCATGCTGCTCGAAGATCTGTTTGTTCTTGATGCGCCCGCCATTTATGTAAGGCGCACGCATGGCGGCAGTCTGTATGCATTGGAGCCAATTGACGGGGCAACCATCAAGCGCATCATTGATGCCACGGGACGAACTCCACAAGAAGGGGCTGCGTATCAGCAGGTTCTCAAAGGCGTCCCGGTTGTTGACTACAACCGTGATGAGCTTGTCTATAAGCCCCGGAATCTGCGTACGCACAAGGTGTATGGATACTCACCCGTGGAGCAGGTGATCAATACGGTCAACATCGCCTTGCGCCGCCAAATCTGCACGCTGAACTACTTTACCGAGGGGACCGTGCCGGACGCATTGGCAGGCGTGCCAGGCGACTGGTCTGTTCAGCAGATTCGCGAGTTTCAAGATTATTGGGACATGTTGCTGACTGACGATATGGCTAGTCGTCGTAAGCTTAAATTCGTCCCTGGTGAGATTGCGCGCAACTTCCATGAGGTCAGGCAAGCGCCACTCAAGGATATGTTCGATGAATGGCTGGCTCGCGTGATCTGTTATTGCTTTGCAATTGATGCAACTCCGTTTGTGGCGCAGGTCAACCGCTCGGTTGCAGAGACTAATCGTGAGCAATCCCTGGCTGAAGGTCTTGCCCCTATGCAGCAGTGGGTTAAATCACTTGTAGATCGGCTATTGGCCCAATGCCTGGGTGAGCCAGATCTGGAATTCATATGGCAGGAGGGGGATATCGTCAGCCCCCTGATTCGCCAACAGGTTCTCTCTGGTTACGTCGCCGCAAAAATCATGCATCCCGATGAGGCTCGTAGTCAGTTGGGCTTGCCGCCATTGAGCGATACGCAGTGGAGCCAAATGTATCTACAGGATTTAAAGTGCAATGAAGTTGATGTGTGACTCAATTACTCATTTCGGGAGATAGGAAATGCGTCTGTACGCAAAAATCGAAAAAACAGAGAAACAGGATGATGGCACTCTCAAAGTATGGGGTTACGCCAGCACAGAAGCGGTGGACTCCGACGGTGAGGTGGTCAGCGCTACGGCAATCAAGGCAGCGCTGCCAGATTACCTGAAATTTGGCGCTGTACGCGAAATGCATCAGCCCATCGCCGCAGGGACTGCAATCGAAGCGGAAGTTTTGGCAGATGGCCGTACTTGGTTTGGAGCACATGTGGTAGATCCTGTTGCAGTAAAGAAAGTCGAGTCCGGTGTCTATAAGGGGTTCTCGATTGGCGGGAAGGTGACAGCAAGAGACGAACTGAACAAGAACCTGATTACTGGGTTGAGCCTGGTTGAAGTCTCCCTGGTTGATAGACCCGCCAACCCAGAAGCGGTATTCACCATGTTCAAGGCCGATACACAATCATCTTCGAAAGATGTGTCTGGTGATGCGGATGCATCTTCGCATGGTGGCGAAGGAAGTACCGATGAGGATATGTCTTCCGGGTTGCCTGCACCCACACTTAAAGCGCTGAGGACCTTATTGCTTGCTTGCCAAACTGTGCAGGATGCACTGGCTGACCTGGGATGTGATGCCGAAGATCAGGATTCAGATGAAAATCAGATGAATTCGGATGAGCAAGATCAAAGTCATCAAGACATCAAAGATGAAGTGTCCGCCAAGGGATTGCAGATCGAACGCCATCGTGTGGCCAGCCTTGCCAAGGCTGCGAACATATCAGTCCGGTCCGGCGCCGACATGGGCGATTTGCTTAAAGCATCCATTTCCGAATTGATGAGCTTGCGTAAGCAGTACAACGCGCTGCTTACCCAGCCGGAGTCCCCGCGTATGGCACTGCATGCAGTGGCCTTGGGGAAAACAGAAGATGGTTTGCGTCTCGCTCAAGGAACTCGTCCGGTTGTAAAGAGTGACGGAATCGCTGATGAGGTCGCGACCCTGATCAAAGCAGCTCAAGCGAAACCGGTGAGCCTGGCTTAGCAGTATCCGATCCCATTAGTGATTGTCGTCGGAGTGGGAAACGCCTCCTGTCTGCATGAAGGAGATTAAACGCCAGAGTAATGACTATGGCGTAACTATCAGTGCAATGGCAACTTAAAGGAGAAAGAATGGGAGCCATGAAGATGAACGAACTGCTGGAGTTGGTGAAAACCTCGCAAACTCATGCAGCAAATGATATTACCAAGAATTTTACCCAGCCAGTAAGTGCAATATCTGGCATTCAAGGGTATGACCTTGAGGCTCCATCGCGGAAGCTATATCCGGTTCTATGCCCTCTGCGTAATACGATTCCCCGGGTCGGCGGTGGGTTTTCTTCGCAGGCTAACTGGCGGGCGATCACCGGCATCAATACCACACGGGTACGTGCAGGCGTGAGTGAGGGGCAACGTGGTGCACAAACCCAGCACAGCAGCGCGGAATACTTTGCAGCCTATCGTGGTATCGGTCTGGAAAAATCCGTGAGCTTCGAGGCTGATTATGCTGCCCAAGGGTTTGAAGATGTCAAGGCGCTTGCTGTGGCGCAAACCCTAGAAGGCTTGATGATCGAAGAGGAAATGCTTCTGCTTGGCGGCAATACCTCGAGCCCTCTGGGCGTTACTCCCACCCCAACTTTGAGCGCATCAGCAAGCGGTGGTGTGCTGGCTGCCCAAACTCTTTCCGTGATTTGCGTGGCGTTGGGCCTGCAATCCTATTGGGATGTTGCAGGCATCAACAATGGGCAAAGCGGGGGTGGGTTCAATGCAGCAAATGCACAGGTCCGCACACAGATCGTCCGCACCAATGCCGATGGCAGCACTGATACCGTGGGTGCGGGTACGGCACAGAAGAGTGCGGCGGCTACTGTCGCTGTGAGTGGCTCGACTGGTTCTGTGGTTGCTTCTGTTACCCCGGTGCGCGGTGCGGTGGCCTATGCATGGTATTGGGGGGCGGCAGGAGCGGAGGTGCTAGGGGCTGTGACGACGATTAATTCTATCGTCATCACTTCACCTGCAACGGGTACTCAGACAGCCGCTTCCTTGCCTGTGGCCGAC